GGATCTTAGCTGTCCCATGAAGCGCCCCTTAGTAAAGGGCCACCCATCCCCGTTTGATTTGTGTGGATCGGGGTACCACATACCTCGACGGATCGAAGGCAAGCCCGGACACTAAGTTCCGGAGCAGCCTGGGCCAGTTGTCGAGCTTAGATTCACGTGAACAAGTTTTTAACTTGAGCACGTTAAACTCGATTCTCTGGAATCGCTCGATGTACCGCCAGCGACACGACTCCTTATTAAGGGAATCGGCGGTCGCCAGGCAATCCACCTCCTTGTGAGGAACAGAACAGCGTCTAGATCCAAAGGGGATGAAACCCCAAAGAGTCTGGACTCTGTCCCAAATCAAGGAGCACGCACGTCGGAAACCCTTTGCTTGCAAAGCATTCGCAAGCTCTGAGTAAGACGATAGTGCGGCGCCGTCAGAAGCGCGACCAGACCATCTCACGGACAACCGAGAGGGAGTGACATCCATGCCCCGAAAGGCATCCATGCCACAACTCTCACGGAAGTTACCAGAGATGCAACTCTTCTCTTGGTTGACGAGTAGTCCACCAGATGTAAGAGCGCTGACTACTACACCAGCGTCTGGTGTACGACAGATGATGTCATCGCCGTACACGAACACTGAAGTAGTCGCAGTTTGCCGTGAGCACAGTGATGCTTGCTGTATCGCAGCTACGGAGAGAGCCCAGAAGCAGAAGGCCTCAACGGGGAAGCAGAGTGCTGACCCCATCGGAGCGAACTTTGCTAGTGGGAGAATTTCTCCATTCGGGAGAAGCGTAGCTGTCGTGCGACAGGCCTCGAGACACTTGAGAAGCTTCGGGCACCTCTTGAAGATGCTACGGACCAGCTCAAGCGAGACCCTGTCACTTGCGTCTTTCAAATCGAGAGTTGCAAACTTACCGTCAGAAGACGATGAGAATGCTAGATCCCGGTTGATTGACTGACAAGTAAAGTTGATCTGACCACGAGTCAGGAAATTCGACTCGAGGTGCTCGACCAACTTACGACCCAAACCCTGTTGAATCCACTGGTATTCCAGTGGCTCGCAAGAGATGAGCCGTGGACCACGAGAATCTTTTGGCACTAGCACCACCTTCGCACATCCTGTTTCACAGGGCGTGAGATCGTGATACCAATGCAATCGATCGACCAGTTCACGTGCTCCCCCAACGACGAAGTAATCGTAGTAGGGGTACATCCGATGAATAGCCGAGTATTTGCGGGTGAAAACCCACTTTTCCTCGGACTGCTCACCGGTTGCCACAGCACCGGGCCCGTGTCGCGGAACAATGTCCATGGGATCGAAATCCCTGAACACCTCCTCAGCCAGCACTGAAGCATGGTTGATAAGACCAGAGGCTTTAGTAAGGTCAAGGGACTTTAACTCCTCTTCGGTCTCTCGAAATCGCTGTATTACAGCTTCCTCGAGAGGAGCCGGATAGTCAAGTTGAAGCTTGTAGGCGACGTAGAGTACTTGACGGAGATATTGAACCTCTTCGCCAGGTACTTCAGCCCGGACAATGCCATCAGAGTCAAAGATGCGATTGAAACTAGCTTGCCCGAAGGCAGGTATGTTTCGGTTTCCATGTGAGTGTTTAAACTCCCTAGGCAACTTGAATCGCAGACTCACCAAACCCTGGTCGAGTGCCTTACCCAGCTTGGGCAAAGTCCTCGTCAGGAAGGAGAGCCCTTCTGATGTGACGCGCTTCCTCACGGTCGCGCAGTCACGTAAGAAGTCTACTGACTGGATGCGCGTGTGCGAGTCAGTTCCGGCCATGACACTCAACACAAGGTCGACGTAGAATTCGTCGCCCTGGCTCTTCCTAGGTCCACACAAGGTGGTACCTTTCCGGAGGGCCGTAGTGTGTCTGCAGCGCAGCGGGTGGAGTTCTGAGCCCACCTATCACACGATAGGAAATGGGATCAGGATTCTCCCCGGAGCAGTTTCTGGATGCTCGTCGTGGTTAGGCTCGCCGTAGGGTAAGCCTCGCCTGTGACGAAGCAGATCAACAAGGACGCAAGATCGAACATCTTGGCCTCAGTGATCAGCGGATTGCGAGGCATCGCGAACGTCAGATTGACCGTTCCCGTTGCCTGGTCAGTCCCTGAAGCCACCAACTCAGTCAACTGAATGAGATGGCGGTCCACGGCTGTCGTACCCTTGCCGGACACGCTATGCTTTATGACAAGCTTGCGGGGTTGGGCGAGGGTAGATGCGGAATCGAGACGGACCGTACCGTCCGCAGCCTGTTGAACAAGCTCGAACGTGATATCGGTTCCGTCTGCGTCATCCAGAACCTGCTGGGCTGTAAACACTTAAAGCCTCCTTGGCTGAGTGCGAACTATCGGGTGCGTGCTAAAAGCAAGCTCCCAAATAGCGCCTGCTGAGATGGGGTGAGTGTCCCGAAGGGCAAGTTCTGCCCTCCGAATGGAAGACCGACCCAACGCCTGTACTTCTTAACAACCACTGATCCTACTTGCGTCTGGGGATTACCCCACGTATAGTAGAAGTGGGTGTAGACCGTGACGTGTGCAACCTCTTTAAGAGAGAACATCGCGTCACGCACCTCCCACGTGCCTTCGAAAGGCTGTGCGAGGTGCTGGTCTAGCTGCTCATTGATTCGTAAGAACCAGTCGGCAACGAAGGAATACGGAATTGCATTCCAGAATACCTTCTCCGGCTTGTTCAGTCCGAGAGCAGCTTCGAAGCCCCTGAAAGTACCCACCAAACCATCAAGCCCTTGCAACTTGTGGTACAACCAACAAGTCGCAGTGGCATTGCTGTTAAAGTGGGTCAGGACGAGTTTAGTCACCTGGCCGTCAACTGTAGTAGGAGGTATAACACCAACGTTAGGCGGTTGCCAAACGTTGTTGCGCCTCCAGTGCAGTTTAGTATCGGTACCGTAACTCCCTCGGAGGAACTCAAGCCTCTTAAGGACAGTACCGACACAACCAGATAACTTTCTCAAATCTCCTACAAGTGGTTTCCACCCGAAAGAGTAGTTGAGATACCCGCCGTTTACAACGTCGCGGAAGCCCCCAGAGATCTTAGGGATTAACTCCTTGAGGTCTTTGAGTTCATACAGGAAGTTAGCAATGCTAACAACCTCCGGCATCTGAGTGTGAAAGCTGTTAAAAGCTTGAGCACTCATATCCGCCACGACGCTCCCAGGTACAGGAGGAACCAAGCTGGAGACAGCAGTTGGGTTGACCGGAGCGGGGTAACGATGTACTGTTACGTTGTTCCAGTCTACCCAGCTAGGCGCGTTACCAATAGACGCGATATGCTGCTCATGAAAGCACCCGTGGTTAGGGTACCGGCGAACGCCACCTTGCGGTGGAAGTTGCCCGAACTTCACCCTTGGGTTCCGCTCGACAGAGTCTTCAAAGTACTCGTAGTTCGAGTAGTTCCCAATTACGAAATAGGCTGTGCCAGTCTCCGGACCATACTTGGCATGCCAAGTAAGGCTTCCCGGCTTCTCGCAAAAGTCATTCCGTGAACGTGTGCGAACAGCTCCAGACATGGTCTCGGTCCACCTTTCTGACCACGTACACACGTAGTCCATCCAGTGAGGAGTCCCCTGTGAAG